TCGGTGGGCGCACCGGGGGCGTCGTCGACGGCGGCGGCGTGGTTGCTGGCGGTGGAGTCACGACCGGCGGGGTCGGCGGATTGACCGGCGGCGTGACCGGCGGGTCGACGACCGGCGGTGCCGCTGGCGGCACGTAGGGATCGTCGCCGTATGAGCCGACGTTGTAGGCCGACAGGTCGCCAGCGCCGCGGAGTCGACGACCGCGCAGGACGAGCCCGCGACCGAGCGCGGCCGTTCGGCTCGACTGATCGACCACCTGCGCGCGCACCTGGGCGCGCACCGACTCCATGTACGCCTTGTCAGCGCCGCTCGCCATCAGTAGCGCCGTGTCTCGAGCAGCTGGTTGCTGACCTCACCGTTGCGGAACAGGGTGCCTGACGTGAGCGTGGTGTCGCCACCACCCGCCTCGACCGGCTGCTCCGTGCCCGGCTGGGCCGGCGGCAGGCCACCCTCGGGCGGGACGCCCGGCACGGCCGCTGGACCGGCCGGCGGCATGGCTTCGGGCGGCAGCCCACCGGGCGGGCCTGCGGGGGGACCGGCACCGAGGGCTGCCTGCTGCTGCTGCGACGCCTGGGCGAGATTGCCCGGCTGCTGGCCGCCCATCTGCTTGAGCTGCATGAGCGCGCTCGCGTTGTCGATCTCGGCACGCTGGGCGAGCAAGAACGCCTGTCGCTTGTCGGGGTGCAGGAAGATGTCAGCGAACTCGGCCATGACCTCCTCGAGCGTGTCCTCGGCAGCCTCGTCGCCCGTGTTGCGCATCGCCTTGATCGTGGTCGTCAGGCCCGCGTCGCGCTTGGTGATCTCGTTCATCGTGACCTCTTGGAAGTCCCGCGGCTCCATCGGCGGGTGCTCCCAGCGGAAGTCGATGAACGGATCGCCGTCGCTGTCCTCGAACAGACGCGCGGCGTTCTTCCAGTCGTAGTGCGTCGCGTAGTTGAGCATGATCGCCTGCCACCGTCGGAGCGACTGCTCGTTCGCCATCAGCTTCGGCGCGAGGCGCGCCTCGGTTGCCTTCCAGCTCGCGGTCAGCGCCCGGCCGCTGGTCTGCGCGTTGGCGATCAGACCCCACACGATCGGCGGCAGGCCCGTGACGCGGTGCAGAAGGTCGGTCAGGATCGAGAAGTGGGTTTGGCTCGGGAACACGTCGATTCGGGTGAGGATCTGCTCGATGCGCGCCTGGTCCTGCAACGGGATCAGCTCGAACGGGTCGGGCATCTCCACGTCGATGCCGGGCATCGCGTTGAGCAGCTGGAACCGTGGCGCCGAATACTGGCCGATGATGTCGCCCTGCTGCGACAGGCGCCGGTTGAACTCGTCGTTGATGTCAATGACCGAGGCGATGTCGCTCCACCCGTAGCTGTCGCGCTCGTCGCTGTTCTGGTAGTAGACGAACGGGACGTAGCGCCAGCCCTCGTAGGTCTGCTTGAACACGACGCGGCCGGCCACGCGCTTGACGCACGACACGCTCGAGGAGGTTTCGCGCCCGGAGCGGTCGAACTGGCGGTCGATCCACCAGAACTCCTCGACCCACACCATCGTCCGGGTCTGGTCGTAGTAGCGGTCGTTGATGTCGCGGTAGTTGCCGCTGTCCTGGCCCATCACCACCCGGCCCTCGCGCATTTGCAGGCCAAGGCCGTACTTCGCGTTCGCCAGCCGTGCGCTCTCCTGGTGGGCGGTGAGGATCATCTCCACGTCGTCGGGATCCCGGCTCGACCAAATCGGGAACACGTTGGTCGGGTTGCGCAGGACGTGGCTCATGGGCCGCTTCTCATGCAGGTTGGGCAGCACCTTGACCCACGAAAAGCCGTACAGGTTCTTGCGTCGCACGGCGAGGAAGTGCTTGAGCGGAAACCCATCGAGGCGCAGGTAGCGGCGCAGGTAGGCCGATCGCCCGTCGGCGCGCATGGACTCGACGTGCTTCATCGCGTCGTAGAACATGCGCATCTTGAGCTCCTCGTCCTGATCGAACGAGGGTGGCGGCGGCTGCAGGCGCTCAGGCTCGGCGCGGATGGTCGGTGTCTTGGCTGCCTCGAGGCTCGTCCAAATGTCGACGCACGCCCTGGCAATCGGGAAGTTGCTGCGGGTGAGCCCGTCGTTCTCGACGGTCAGCGGGTCGATCCACGCGTCGTGCGTGAGCAGCACGTCGTCGAAGGGAGGGCTGTACCAGCGCAGATAGGTCTGCGCCCGGCGACGGATGAAGCCCATCTCGGCCTCCATCGCCACGCGCGCGGCGTCTATGCGCCCGGCGAGTCGCGCGTCGTCTGCGCTGGTGTCGACCGCTGCTGCTGTTGGCAGAGCGAGCGTCATTGGTGGCCCCCCACGTTGCCGCCTAGCGGAGCAGGACAGCTCCGATGCTGTACGTCACAGGGTCGTCGTCGGCGTGGGTGACGAGCACGCGGAAGATGTAGCCGAGAATGTCGTTGAGGGCCACGTTGTTCGCGGCGGTGATGCCGGGGTAGATGCGCTGGCGGGTCGTGCCCAGGGCGGTGATCGCGGCGCTGGTGAGCAGCGTCGTGTACGCGCCCGAGAGCTGATCCTTGACCTGAATGGCGACCGTGAACGACGGCGTGCTGGTGCCCGCGCCACCCTGCGGCGTTGCGATCGCGGCCGTCCCTGCGCCACCGGTGAGGCCCGTCGCCGTGCTGGTCATGGCGTCGACGTTGGTGCTTTGGAGATCCCCGACGAACTCGACGGTGTACGGCGTGGTGCCGCCCGCGTCGCCCGGCCCGCCCGTGACGACGACGTTGCCCGTGCCGATGTTCGGCAGCGCCTCGAGCGCGGCCTGCATCTCGGCTGCCGTGCAGTCGAAGTCGAGCTCGGCAGTCTCCTCAGTGTCGAACGTCAGCGTGAACACACCGCCGGCCGCGTCGACGGTGACGGTCTGCTTCTCGTTGACGCCCGGCAGGGCCGACACGTTGGTCGTGATCTCGACGCCGCGGAAGCCGTCGTTGACCACATCGTCGGAGTAGATCGCACCGGCTGTCTCGCGGCGCGTAGACGCAAGCAGGGTGAGCTGCTTGTGCAGGTGATCGTTCATACCCTCGTCGCCCCTCTCGCCCCTTCTGCCACCAATCGGCGCTTCGGTCGAGTCGCCATGATATTCCAGCCAACAGGCCGCGCGCGCTGCCCTGCATCGTACAGCCGGATCAAGTACCAAGCGAGCATTGACAGCGACATCACCCGATCCTGGCGCAATTTCTCGTCATATCGCTTGTAGACGGTCATTTGGCGCAGGGTGCGTTTCCACGCGGCGGGCAGGCGCAGCGCGCCGTAGGGACCGTTGGGTGTCGGCCAAGCCTCGACGAAGCCCAGCTCGTCCAACTCGGTGTCCAAGCCCCAGCTGAGCAGCTTTTGGAGCGCCTGCAACGCATAGTCCTTGTTGCCGATGCCGACGCCGGGCAGCCGCGCGGTGAACGAGCAGTCGATCACGGCCAGCCCTTCCTTGCGCGCCTGGCGGTACACCGACAGGCCACCCTCGGCGGTCGAGTCGACGATCGTCACCAGCGGCGAGTAGGGCGCGCTCTCGTTGCGCAGGAAGCGAATCTGCTCGGGCAGCGTGAGCGTCCTCGAGGAACGCAGAATGCTCTCCTTGACGAGCCTGATCGGGCGCTGCTTGATGAGCGTCGCGGCGTTCGGCGGCCACGGCACAGCGGCGATGTGGAGCACGTTCTCATCGTGCGCGAGGGCGTGGTCGAACGACGCGATCGCCTTGTGCGTCGTCCAGTCGATCTGGTCGGCCCGGATGATCTCGGGCAGCGTGTCGACAAAGGCGTTCTTGAGCGTGAACGCGGGGAACAGGCCGAAGCCGCCCTGACCCGACAGGCCATCGAGCGAGCGCCCGGCGACCTCGGCGTCCATCGACAGCCGGCGCTGGCGGTCGATCGACTCCTTGGACTGGCTCAGGTTGACCTCGCGCTTGGCGGTGGTGAAGTTCCAATCGCGCGGGTTGGCCTCGGCCATCTCCTCGATCTCGGAGTAGACCGCCTCGGCGTCCTCGGTCGCGGTGCCCGACAGGATGATCGGCGCCATGAAGTCGCTCGAGCGCGGCAGGAACGTCTGGTCGAGGAGCAGCGGCACGTCCTCGACCGGCTGCTGGCGCGGAAACTCGTCCCACGTCAGGAGCCACCAGGCGAGCGACTCGAGTCGGCCCGCGCCGTCGTGGGTCGACAGGAAATCGAGCTGCGCGCCGTTGTCGCACTTGACGAACAGCGTGTCAGAGCCCGATGCGTCGGTGCCCTTGCCGGCGTGGAAGAACGGGCGCAGGATGCCCGGCCGCGGACGGTTGGTGATCGGGCTGAGCTGCTGGTCGGCGGTGCCCGCGATCAGCGCGTCGACGACGCTCCATGCGTAGCCCATGAGCCGGTTGAGCGGCGCCGCGTGCAGGACGCGGTACAGGTAGCCGAGGTATGCCTCCCAATCGGCGTTCTGGTAGCGCCACTTGCGCCAGATCGCAAACAGGTTGATGAGATCGACGCCGGTCGTCTTGCCCGTGCGGTTCGCCCAGCGCGCGACGTGGATCGTGCCCGGCGGCCACTTCTCGAAGATGTCATGGGCGAGCGATACCTGCGCGTCGTTCGCCACCACGCCCCAGCCGTAGTAGCACCACAGCTCGAAGTCGGCCGACTCGAGCCATGCCCGGTGCTTGGCCGGGATCTGGTTGAGCTGGTCGAGGAACGCCCGGCGCTCGTCGGGAGTCAATTCGCCAGGTCGGAGCTGCCCGGCCAGCCGAGCTCATGGTGGTTGAAGAAGTAGCTGCCCAGCGCCTCACCCGCGATCGGGTCCGGGCGGCAGTGGCAGAGGGTGTCGGCGGTGTGGCCGCGCGCATAGCAGCGATTCGCCTCGTCCCACGGCAGGACGTGGACGCTCTCGCCGTCGTCGTCGTCGACCTCGACCACCACCCAATACGGCTGGTCCCCGAACGGGATGATCGTGTCCTGCCTCACCCGTTCAGGACGCTCGCCAGCTCGTCGTCGTCGTAGCCCGCGTGGGCGCGCAACTGGCGGCGC